TTTCGTAGCTCACAGAGTAACTTCGCCTATTTTTATGGGAATCCGTGTAGAGGGTCAATTGGGTGGAAGAAATGAAATGGTAGATGCGTTTAAATTGTTTGAACAAAACGAAATTAAACCTGACCAGCATCATTTTGAAGAGTTATTTAACTACATAATTGGTTTGAATGGTATAAATCAGCCTTATGAAGTTCAGCCTTTAGAACCATTCTCACCTGAGTTCTCTGAAGCTACTATGTTAGAGATTGCAACTAAAGACGAATTGCGTGAGATGGCTGGTTTACCAAGCATTCAACCAGTAAAAGACCAAAATTCAAGAGTAGTAGACTTGTTAGGCTCATTTAGTCCGTTACTATCTACTAAGGTATTAGAAAAGTTGACAGATGATGAGATAAGAAAGTTAGCTGGTTTAGGACCATTGACTCAACCACTACCGACTACTCCACAATCATTTAGTGAAGAAAACGAAATTGAAGTTTTCGCAGAGTTCGGAGTAGATGCTGATGACTATTTTGAAATTGAGAGTAGAAAATTAGAAATATTTGAGGACCATTATTCGTTTGAGTCGCACTTAGAATTCAACGAACAAGAATTATACGATTATGCTTTTGATATTGACTCACTAACTGAAGAGGAGAGAAGCTTAATAAGCCAAGTAAAAAGAGACCCTTTAATAAGTAAGAAAGATTTGGCAGTTAACTTAGAAATCAGCGAAGGTAAATTAGATGAGCTAATCAAATCTTTGAAGGATAAAAAAGTCTTGGCATTAACTGAAGGAGCTTGGAACATCATAAGTGTTTTACCGACTCAATCAGCAATTAGTAAGATAGCAGACGAGTTGAAAAAGTACGAAGTTAGGTACAAATATCAAGGACCAAGAGACAGCAAGAACAGAGCTTTTTGTAAGGCTTTATTGAACTTGAATAAGCTTTATACAAGAGACGAAATCAGTAAGATTTCACAGCGAGTAGGTAGAAATGTTTGGACCAAACGAGGCGGCTGGTATACAAAGCCAGGTACAGACATACACTTACCATATTGCAGACATCAATGGGCATCAATATTAGTTAAGAAAAAATAATGGCAACAATACTATTCATATCAGAAGAGACCCTTAAACAAGAGTCAATCATAAGCGAGAATGTAGACCCAAAATTATTAGTGCCAACAATTAAAGAAGCACAAAATATTTATCTACTTCCGATTCTTGGAACTGCGTTATACAATCAATTAGTAACTCAAGTCTCAAGCAATTCAGTTAGTGCTGCGAATGTAACTTTACTGGATACTTATATAACTCCTACTTTAGTTAAGTACTGCGTGTATGAGTCTATTTTACCTTTGAGTTTTAAATTCCAAAATAAGAATATAGCTACAAAGAATTCTGAATTCTCTAATCAAGCGAATATGGAAGACTTAAGGTACTTACTTGATTACACAAAGAATAGAGCTGAGTGGTACGCTGAAAGATTGACTAACTTTTTACTCGCAAATACAAGTACTTATCCGTTATATTTGACTCAACCAAATGCTAACATAGATACTATTTATCCGAATGATAATAACTATCAAAATGGAATGTACTTAGGACCTGACATTGACTGGGATTTAGTTCCACCAAGTATTAAATATCAAGGGAATTTTAGAAGAAGAACATAACTATGAGAAAAAAAGGAAGCAAAAACAAATCAAATTTAGAAAAACTAAGAATCTATTTAAATGCAAACCAGCCTAAACAAAGTAGTCAACCTATTACAAGAGATAGCAACAAGTAATCAATTCTTAAATGGAAATTTTACTTTTTGTGATGTCGCAGATTTGGGTGCGAGTGCGCCTTTGTCTTACCCTCTTTTGTGGGGCGATGTAAGACCATCAAACTTTAGTAGTAAGGTATTTAGCCTTAACTTACAATTGACTGCAATAGACATTGTTTTAAAGGACTTATCTAACGAAAGAGATGTGTTGAGTGATACACTACAAATAATCTCAGATGTGATAGCCAAAATAAAGCAGTCTACTTATTACGGAAGCTATTTTGAGATGCAAGAGAATATCACTTGTACACCGATAAAGGATAGCTACGGAGACGAAGTGGCTGGATGGGTATGTAATTTCACACTAAACATTGCTAACCCTTACGATTCGTGTGTAGTTCCAACAAATTAAAATTTTAAAATAAATAAATATATAAAGATATGGTATTAGAGCAAAGAATGTTAGGTGGTAATGGATGCAAATTTATTGATTCTGCATCTACTGGAAATAGATTTTATGTAATCGTAGTGAATGCTGATTGTGTTTTAACAAATTTAAAAACAGCAAATGGTCAAGACTTACTAACTCAGTACGGATTAAGTGGTAAAACCTTAAAACAAGGTATGTTAATACCAGCATTTAACGGAGACCCAATTGCAGACATAACTCCAAGTTCAGGTTCAGTTATTGGTTACGGCTATAACTTATTGGGATAATGATTAGTATTGGATTAGGTACAATTGTTGGAGGTAATGGTAGCACTCTTGGCGGTTTTTCTGCCGAGTATCAGGCTATTTTATCAAGAGCTACAAGTTCAGGGATTACCTTGCCAAGTTTAGCCAATCAAGCTAACCAAAATAAGTTAATTGAAGATTTGAAAACTGCTGGAGTTTGGGACAAATTAGATGTATTCTATATGTTCGCAAATACTGGTTCAAGTGGTTTCGGTTTATTGAATTGGAAAAATCCAAACGGAACAACTAACGCAAGTGCAGTAGGTAGCTTAACCTTTAATGGTTCAGCATTTCAAGGAGCTGCATTAAGTTATTTGAATACTAACTATAATCCAACAACTAAGGCTACAAATTTCTCTCAAAATAATGCTGGGATTGGAGTTTGGAAAAGAACACACGATGGTGCAGCTAACAAATATTTATGGGGTAATTCAGGAGCAAGAAGTTATGTTCAAGGAGTTAGTACATCAAATGCAAGATTACACACCATAACTAGTTTAGCTGCTAATTTTAATACTACAAATACTGGTATGTTGGTTATGAATAGAACTGCTGCGAGTGGTACTAATTGCATAACTTTAGCGGTTAATACTACAATAACAACTACTAATCAACTATCAGGAACTACTGCTCCTCCTGACAATGCTAACTATTCAGTTTTTACATATGCGACTTCAACTGCTGATACTTATTTAGGTCAAATTTCTGCTTGGTGGATTGGAGCAAATTTCGCAACTGAAGTAAATAACTCAAGTCTTTATAATGCCTTAAACACTTATATGTCTACCATCTGATGAACACTAAAATAATAGAATTAAATATAGTTAGCTGGACTTTTGCAATAGTCGGAACTTTGGCGCATTGGCTACCAGTAGTGCAATTTTTATCGTTTACTTTATCCGTTATCATTTCACTTTGGCAACTTACCCAAATGCTTAAAAAGTGGTTAAAAAAATAAAGCAAAATATTAACTTATTAGATAACCCAGTTACAACTATATGCGGATTGATTTGTTTTTTTTATTCGCTTGTTTTAATTGGATTGCCTTTGGTTTATGAAACCTTTGCCGAGATTGATATTTACTACTCTGCTGGTCTTGGAATCATTGGTTTGTGTTTACTTATTATTCCTGACGATGTCAAAGGAGCTTTAAGAAAATTCATTAATAAAAAAAGTGAATGATTTTACTTTTACTATATGTTTGGCTTGATGCGATTCGTGACTCAATAGCTCACCACGATGCCTATTACAAGTTAGGAAAATTCTTTTCACGGCATCAGTCTGAAATGAATAAACCTATTTTTTTTAAATACTTTCCAATGTTTTGGGATGCGTGGCACTTGGCAAAATTCCTTCAATATAATATAGTAGCTTTCTTATTAGTTAAGACCTTAGCCTTTCCAGTAGTTACTACAATTATGAGCCTACTATTCATAACCCTATATATATGAAAAACAAAACCCTACTACTTGAGTATCTTAAGCAATTTCCTAACACAGCAACGCTAACCTTATCTAAAAAGATATACTCAGAACATCCCGAAAAGTTCAAGGATATTGAGCAAGTTAGAATTAATATTAGATATTACAGAGGAGCTGTTGGTAATAAAGATAGAAAATCTGCAAAACCTTATATTGATTACTTAGAAAAGTTAAAAAACGAACTACCAAAAGGAGAAAGCGAAAAGTTAGAACCTTACTACTTACCGAAAGATAGAAAGAAGGTATTAATTATTTCAGATATTCACCTTCCGTACCACGATGACAAGGCTTTATTTGCAGCCTTAGAATACGGATTAAAAGAAGAGGTAGATACTATCTACATAAACGGGGATTTATTGGATTTTGCTTTAATTTCTAAGCACGAAAATAATACAACTAAGCATTCCGTTAAGTACGAATTAGACTGCGCAAAAGTGTTTCTAAAAGGACTGCGTGAGATGTTTCCAAAAGCTCTCATTATTTACAAATACGGAAACCACGATTTAAGGTTTGATAAATGGATTAGACTTAAAGCTCCTGAGCTGTTGGATATAGAGAACATTATGCTATCAGAACTGCTATCATTGAGGGATTTAGGCATCATTCAGCTTGATAGTTTGCAATGGTGTTATATGTGGGACATTGCAGTACTACACGGACACGAACTACCAATGAAGTCAGGAGGTATTAACCCAGCAAGAGCTGCTCGTTTATCGGTCAATCGCCCTTTAATTATCGGTCACTTTCACAGACAATCAAAGGATGCTGGAATGATACTTGGAAAGCCACATTATTATACCTATTCAAACGGATGCCTTTGTGACTTAACTCCTGCTTACCTTCCGATTAATAACTGGGTTCACGGATTTTGCATAGTTGAGAATGGAATAGTTACACAAAAGGAGGTAATAAATGGAACAATCTACTAACGAGCAGAACTTAGAAGAGTATTTAATAGAGGCTGGAGAAACGAGGGGAGAGATTATTTCGATTTGTAATTACGCACTTGCGACTTGCGACTATTACGACTACTCTATGCAATCAAGAGAAGATAAGGACCGAATAGACAACATAAGGCGAATGGCTTTGATATTGGTGGAAGGTTTTTTAAGTGAGATTTATTATGAAAATTATGAAGATTAGCCAACATAAGTGAGATTTACTATGAAAATTATAAAGATTAGCGAACATATTAGCTACGATGAGGCGGTACTATCCCCGACAGCTATCAGAAACGGGATAGACAATACACCAAACGAGCAGCAGCTACACAATATGAAAGAGTTAGCTGATAATATCTTTGAACCTTTACGCAAGATGTACGGAAAACCTATTAAAATTAACTCATTCTTTCGCTCTGCTAAATTAAATAAGTTAGTAGGTGGAAGTCCAACAAGTCAACACGCAAAAGGTCAAGCAATAGATATAACTGGAGGTAATAAAGTTGAGAATAAAAAGCTATTTGAGTTAGCTAAGAGTTTAGATTTTGACCAACTAATTAACGAGTACGATTTTAGCTGGGTTCATATTAGTTATTCAACTAAAAACCGCAAACAAATTTTAGTAATCAAATGAACGAGCAAAAAAAAGAAGATATAATTATATTAATTTTGGCAATTATTTGGATTAGTTATTTATTGTCAATTTTAATATGAGAAGCCTACTAAAATACAAAGCAACACCAGAACAAATCAAAGCAATAGCTGAACACGAATTAAATAGAAAAAGATTAGTCGCAGAAGTTGAAAAGGAATGGAACGATAAGCAGAAAACTGGTAACTATACTAAGAATGGAAAAAAGAAGTAGCTTATTATTTATTGTCTTATTTGCGCTCGTTTTATTCATAGGGATAAGATGTCCCCACGAAGAGAAAGAAAGCAGCACAGCTATTCTAAATGCCCAAAAAGAAATACTTAAAATTGATACTATCGTTAAGCGTTATGATTCTATTATATATAAAACCAAAATCAAAACAAATGAAAAGATTAGGATTATTTATTTGTGGCCTGACAGCGTGTTGGTTGACAGCATTCGGGCAAGACTGCAAGACTTTGACTCACTCGGAACTCCGAAAAATCTTAGTAGTTATGGAGCAGAGTAACTCAACGCACTTAATCAGCGAAACCCAACAGCGAATCATTGAAAGCCTTGAAAAGAAGGTTCAGCATATTAACTTTATCGCAGAAACCTACCATCTTGACAATAAAAACCTAACAAGAATTAACCAAGAACTACGAATAAAAGTGGACCGCCACAAAAAACTATCTATAATTGCCACCACTACGGCTATTATTTTAGGATTAATCTTAATTTTTTAAAAAATAATTGTATTGATTTTCAGCAACTTAGCAATAAGGAGGGAATTATTTTGCCTAAATTGCAAGCAAGTGATTGCATATGTAAACAATGGTTGTATATTTGCTCTCGTTAACCACTTAAAAAAAACTAATTATGAAAACATTTAATGACTTAAACGCAAACGAAATTTCAGTATTAAAAGCAATTTCATTATCATCAAAAGATTCAGGAGGAGATTTTACTGATTTTCAAGATACAATGAAATTAATTAAAGATATGACTAAACAACAAGTTAAAGGCTACTTATCACAACTTACTCAGAAAGGTTATGTTTCTGTTGAAGAGGGAACAAATAATCCAATGATTTGCGCTGGTAAATATGTTAACTACTTAACTCATTACATTTTCAACTAACCAACTGAGGGGTGCGACTCATCAACGCACAATTAAACTTTAAATATTATGAAAAAACTACTTCCAATTGTCTTAGCTATTTTAGCTGTTTACTTAACGGCTTACATTCCTTACAAGTATTTCACAACTATTTTGTTCGGAGCTTTATTAACTATTTCACTAACTATTTATAACATCTATGATACAAGAAAAAAAGAAGCTTCAAAGCTTTAGATTATCGGAGGAATTAATCCGCAAGATTTCAATCCACCAAGACAAAATTAACCAATCTCGCACAGCCTACGAAGGTCTATACACAAAAGACCAGTTAGTAAGCGATGCACTTAACAACTTTTTAAAAACTAAATAAAATGGAAAAAATGAAAATAACATTTGAAGTTTATGGTATTAAACATTCAGTTGAATTAAGCGATGGAATTTCAACCCAAGAACTTATACCAGTTATAACAAGGCTAATTGAATCAATGACATATTCAACATTTTCAATTTGTTCAGCCTACGAAAATGAAGTAGAACGCTTAAAAAATGAAATATGACACTTGAACAATTCGCAGAAGATACCATAATGGAATGGTACTCAATGAGCGAGAAAGACTTTCCTAAATGTTTAGAAATAGCAGAAGATTTAGGACTTTGGAATTTCGCAGCTCAACTCAAACTACTTGAAGTACAAAACCAGCAAGAACAAAAAGGCAGAGATAACGAACTAAGATTCCTTATTTATAACGCAGCTAATCCCTTTAAAAATGAATCAAATACTAATTAACCGTTATTTAAGGTTGCAGAGGCTTAGAACATTTGCAATTCAAGACAAGAACATTTGCAAAAAAATTCAAGCAGATGCTTTAATTCAACAAGTTACGCAAGAACTTAACTTAAAAACATTTAACAAATTCCAAATTTATGAACGAGCTTAAATCTAAGTACCCTGAAAAGCTTGAAATGAGGTACAGACTTCAGGCCGCAAAAGATGATTTAGTACTGGCTTGGAAAACTTATAATTCAATCCGTAAAAAGCTAAACTCAAAGAAAGCCACAGATGATGACTACACAGCACTTGGTCAAGCTCATCAAGACTGGCAGCAAAAGAACGACTTATTAGATTCAATTCAATCAGAAATTAACAAATTTACAAACCTAAAATTTTATGGCAACAGAAACACCACTAACGCATTGGAAAAAGCTAACTAATCCTAACTACATTGGGTCAGAAATACTCCAGCCTAACCAAGAATTAAAGCTAACCATTGAGAAGGTACAAAAAGAACAAGTAAAGACAGCAGAAGGCACTCAAGAATGTATCGTTTGTTACTTCAAAGGAGGGCAAAAGGGAATGATTATTAACAAGACCAATGCAAAAATAATCACTAAGATACTTGACACTCCTTTTATTGAACATTGGGTAGGCAAATCAATCATTATTTACTCTGCGAAAGTAAGAGCATTCGGTGAGATGGTAGATGCTTTACGAGTTAAAAACCAAAAGGCTTAACTATGTTTGACAATAATAGATTCGGACTTATTACTGGTAGTAGATGCTCAGTACTATTCCCCAAAAGAAGCGCAGAAAAGGGTCAAAGAACCTACGCTAAACAATTAGCAAATCAGATGTACTTTAAGTTCTACGATGAGAAAGGAACTTGGCAAACTGAACACGGACATTTAGCAGAAAGCACAGCGTTTGAGTATTATCAACAGCACTTTTGCAAGGATGCAGAGTATCAGCCTAACTTTGAGATGTATAT